ATATTTCTTACAATAGTATTATCTGAAATATTTGCACCTACTATTGACATACCTGGTCTAACATCAGCCGTTGAATCCATCGTTACATCTGTAGAACCACTTGAAACATCAACTGTAGAATCAATAAACATTTTATGTGGCACATAATAATAATATACTTTTATTTCTTTTACTTCAGTAGGAGTAGGAAATATTCCTAATTTATCCTCATGGATATAAAATGCTTTATCTGTAGTAATATTACTTAATGAAGAATCATCTGCAATATCATTGATTTCATTGATACCAATTCTTTGACAAATGCTACCATCATAATCTACTCTATATATACGAGTCATTGACTCTAATGATAGACTTGTGCTGATTGCACCATCTAAATTATTCTGATTTAATGTCCAGTCTGTAACTAATGTATTACTATCTTTCATTTGATATTCACTCTGATCTATAACTGAATTACGAGTTGCATATCCTTGTAATAAATTAGCTTCATCACAAAGTTGAAAATGACCTTCATTGATGAGGTCATGTATGATTGAATCAGCTAAAACAGATGTAGAGTCTACACCTGTAATATTCCTGACTTCTGTTGTTATTTCTGATAAGGTCATAATATTTCCAATAAAGAGGGGGAGGTTAGTCCCCCTCTAGGTTATTGATTACAGATTAGTCCTTGATGAAAGATATTGAATTACACCAACATCTTTATTATTGTAATCTGAAATGTCTACACCATAGATCTTTGATGCTGAAATACCAAGTTGGTTTCCATAGTCAAAGGTCTTTTCAACCCAGAACATATCAGAGGACTCTGCAAAACAAGCTGCTTGTGCGCCCATAAAAAGGTTTCTAGCAAATTCAATATTACCACCTGAGCCTGCATTAGAACCAATATGAACACCTTCGTGAGCGTGAATTACAACTCCATTGTAGATACCTAAAGCACCTTTAAACAATGGATTACTATCACCACGAACTTGAGCTTCACGCTGAATTTGCTGAAACTCATCTAATTCAAATAGGTCGTAAGCAACTTCAGGATGCACTACCAATACATAATAGTCGTCACCGTCTACACGAATTGGTCTCATTCTGTAGTTAGCTGCACCACCTATCTGAGCAAGTGTTTTCATTGCACTAATATCAGCTAAAGTAATATCATCACCATCATCTAAATCTGCCTTTGGATCACTTGAAGCATAAACAGAAGCAGAAGCATCTGCTCTGTAATACGCATGAGTACCACTTGTTGGAGATAGTGCAGAGAAAATATCAGCATCGATAAGTTCTGCGTACTGTGTTTTAAGAAGATCTAGGGAAGTGCTTCTGAAATCATAAAGCACTTTAGAGTTCGTAAATTTACCTGTATCTCTTACAGCTAATCTTTTTTGATTAGTACTAACTGTATTTGAGTAGGTAGATAACGATTGCTCATTTCCCTCTAATGATGAATCACCAGTAATTGCACTTCCTGTAAGCTGAGAAACAAAACCAAAAGTAACATCTTTACCTTTGCCTTCTTCCATCTGCTTAACATGAATAGCGTTTCCTGGTCCTTCACCCATGAATTTACTAAAGTAAACCCCTTTACTAATTTCACTCTGGAGTTCTTTTGCCCATCGTGAAACCTGTAGGCCTGATGCCCAATTTGCTGCCATTATAGACTCCTATTAGTTAAGATTAGTTTTGAAGAATTTACACCAGACAACAATCTTTGCTGCATCTGCTGCATTATTTGCTAAGACATCAATGGTATCTTCTGCTGCGTAGTATCTTCCACCACTGTAACCAGTAGTTCCATTTATACTACTATAAGATGCTGATGCAGTATTACCATTAGAACCATCTAAATATCCATCTGGATCGTCACCATCACCAACATCTATAGTTAGTGTACCACCTTCAGCAGTAAGAATTACAGCTCCGACTGCGACAACAATAGAACCTGCAGGTACTGTAATAGCTTGCCAAACATCAGAACTTGCTAAGTTTTGTACAGAGCAGTCGATCATTGCAGCCATTATGCCACCAGGCATTGCATCGGTTTGTGGAGATGTATTTCCGTAACCAGAAGATGAATCAAAAGGGCCTTCTTTATGTGAAACTGTAGCCATTTTATTCTCCTAATTAAAATCCAGAATTAACCTCCATTAAGGCTTTCTTGCGAACTTCAGGAGATAGATTTGCCCATTGCTCTGGTGTTAGACTATCGTAGTCTGTGTCCGACTCGTTTCCTGTACTAACATTAGACAGTGTGGTCGGTATCTTTGTTGCTTCCGTTGCTTTTTCAGCTTTGTCTATCTCTGGGTTTGCAGAATCCTTAACGGGTTGATTCTGAATGTTCCAAACATTATAGGCATCCTCTATAAAGGTGATGCCCCTTTCATCGCCAAAAGCAGCAATCTTTGCTAACTCATCTTGACCTAATTCTGGATGTGCTTCGATAAAATCATTCATCATAGCATCCATAGCACTATTATACTCTGTCTCAGCTTTCTTTGCTTCTTCAGCTTGAAAACGCTGTTCTATTATATCCTGTGCTTTTTTAGCAGCCATAAACTCAATGTACTCTTTTTGCTTTGCAGGGTCATATTCGTCAAACTCAGGCTCTATTTCAGGCTCTTCTTGAGGCTGTATAGATGTCTGCAATTCTTCTACCATCTTTCGCAAATCACCAAGTTCATTGGTTTGTCTGCCATTTAGGCTTTGTAAGTTAGTATAAGACTTATCCCTTTCTTCAGCAAACTTTAAAAGCTCTTCAACGGAATCAAATTGATTGTCGCCTACTTGTAGCTTTTGCTTTTCTGACTCAGGGGTCTCGGTTGATTCTGCTTCAACCTCAGTCTCATCATTGGTCGGGGATTCTTCTACTTCAGAGTCGCTATACTCTTCACCAGTTAGTTCCTTTTCCTCATCAATATATTGAAACTTAGATTCATTCATTATTGCATTACTCCTTCTCCACTCATTTGTGGGGGTTTTTGTTGTTGTTGCTGTGACTGGACTTGAGCTTGGCGTTCCTGCTCAAATTTCTCCAGTATCTCATCGGATGCTTCCATGTCGGATAGTTCAACAAACAATGGGAATAAACTAGCGTACCCATTGCGTACTAATTCCCCGACTTGGTTAGCCATTAACGCTCTCATTGTTGGAGTATTTTGACCTTGATCTAAGACCACATCAAACTCCATATTTGAGAAGTTGTCCAAAAATTTGCCGATAATTTGATTTACTTCTGCCTGTTCTTCAGGCTCAACTTGATCAAACTCAGCTCCAATAATTCTTTGTATCTTTTCTACTGAATAATACTGTTGCATATTTTCAATAGCCATTTCTAGTGTATTCTTCTTACAAGTGTCTAAGTTCTCCATTTGTTCCATTAAAGTATTCATACCTTGACGAATACGAGTCTGTACAGCGAGTCCTGACTCTGTAGAAGAGGTTGCCCTACCCATCATTGGGTCTGTAGCACCACTGATCTCCTTTGCATCAAAATCACTACGCTGTTCAAATGAAGCTATCGTTGGTACAAGTGCTGTATGCTGATTAGACCATTGACTCATAAAATCAGATATTCTTCCTTTGTAACCAGGAATCCCGATCCATTCCCCGTTTGCAGAAGCTCTATTCATCTGTTCAGCAGTTACCTTGTTTCCTGTAAAGATACCACCACCCTTTGGAGAACGATTAATAATATCTAAGGCTTGTGACCTACGCTTATTCTTTTCTCTTTGAGGGTCTTTTAAATTTTCTACCAATCCAAAAGTATCCACTGTATTACCATAATCTTCAAAAGTATAGAAGAATGGTATCAACGGAAACTGGTTATGTCTGTATGGATTTGCTGTTTTCTCCTGTAACACCCTAGCACCTGCAAAAATAGTAACATAAGTCTTAGGTACGCTTTTTGCAACTACATTTAGCTCTACAGGAGCAACTTCCATTTCAGGTCTTTCCATCAACTCTTTGATTGCTAAATTTGCTTTACGCTTTGTTTTAAATCCTTGCTGAGAAAAACGACCTGTTTTTGGATTGACCAAATAAAATTCTTTCTCATACTCTCTTTCCCATAACTCAATGATGCGTATCTTCTTACGATGTGCATCCATATTGTAGGCTTCCATGCTTCTAAAACCATAGTTAGGGTCTACATTTTTATATTTACTACCTAATTCCATGTTAGTAAGTGATTCCTCACCTAATAATGCTTCTTGTATATCTTCAGCTTTTTTAACATCTCTAAGCGCATCTGGAAACATATCCTTTGCTTTAGAGATAGATAATAGTTTGGTACGAGCTAATCTTGCCCACTGTGAACAATCAGGAGTAGTAGCTTCGGGATCCATCAATACATTTGCCCACGATTCTCTTTTAATATGTATCTTACTATCAAAGTATTCTCCTGGTTCAACCGACATATCAACCCATCCTCTACCTGTGATCACACCGTCTTTGAATACACGACTAAATACACTATGTAAAGATTGACTTTTATCTAGGTGATATAATAAAGAAGTAATTAACTTAGCTTCATTATCATCATTCATTTCTACGGGTCTGGCACGGTACGATGTTCTGCCCTGCCGTTCAATTCCTGTCACTAGATTGACCTTCGGAAGAATAATGTTAAGCTGAAGAGGAGGACGTCCTTCAGCTCTTAACTTGGAAATGTCAGCATTATCCCATTGTCCAGTTCCGTACCCACCCGTGTAAAAATACATGGATTCTCTTGCAGCTTTCATAAATGTCTTATTACTACTCTGCATTGCTTGAAAAACTTCGTGTAAATATGCTAAATCGTTCATGTACCCATCCAACTTGTTGCTTGTCTAAAGAAACTAGGAGTTCTGTACGAATCCCTGCGTTTTGGTTTATTCGCACCTTCAACAGCATGAACTAGATACCTAACACAGTCCATAGCGTGGTCATTTTTCTTCACAGGCTCTTCTGGTGCGCTTTTTTCACTATGCCCGTGTTTTAATTCTTTCCATTTGTAATCCATTATCTCATCTAATAAAAATCCCATATTTCTAACATCAAAGAACTTTAATTGACAATGTCCATTCTTATCTGTTGTTAAGTAGCGTGCTACCCTGTCAAATCCTGCTCTTTTGTCGTTATTGGCTCTATCCCACTGTATGCCATACTCTTCCCACTCATCGGCAATAGAATAACCGTCCCTCTCCGTCCTGTTAATAGAAGGATCTGCGATAAACTCATAGTCCATACCTGTCTCTAACCTATCTTCTACCATTGGAACTATCTCGTCTATACGCATCTCATCACCATAAATTATATCATAGACATAGATATTCTTCTCGTCATCTACGGCTGCAAAGAGTATGCAGGTCGGGTTTTTGTAACCATAGTCGTAAACCACATATCTATTCCACCACTTGGGCATTTCAAAGGGTTTTATCACATGAACCTTTTCGTCAAACATCGGATAAACCAAACCTGCAAAATCGTCCCAACTGCAATATACATAGCGATTAACCCACATTGGAGGCATGGAGAGTAAATGTTTGATATAGTCTGCAGGGAGATGTGGGTTATCGCTATAAACCTTGACTTCTTCGTCTGTTTCAGGCGGAGGCACATCTGGTGTCCAAGTACGAGTTTCTATCAGTCTATAGTCACCTTTTGTCTTATTTTGCTTTTCTTTATGCTGTTTGAACTTCTTCCATACCCAATCATGTCCTGCAGGGTTGCAAGTATGGAAACTACAACGCATAACACCTTTCTTTCTCAACTGACCTGCTGCAGCAATAAAGGTCTGCTCAGAAATCTCTTCTAACTGATCAAAAGCATACCACCCTAGATTCATTGATTTAATACGCTGTATCGAGTCCCTAGAGTCATCTAAGGCCATATATACTATCCTTGAACCATTCTTAAAGATGATTTCTCTATCTTGAGACCTGTGCTTGGAAACAAAACCACCTGCTAAGTCCAGGAGTTGAATCAATGTCGATTTTTTGAACGCATCTAATACTTTTCGTCCCATTAGTCCTAAGTTATTCTCATACGCTGCACTTTGTTGGATAGCTTCCATGCACATGGCCTCGGTCTTTCCTGTACCTAAACTGCCTGCAAGCAAATGATGCTTGCTCCAACCTGTATATAAATGATATTCCTGCTGATGTGGCAGAGGATCAGTTGGAGTCCCATCTGGATACTTATATGTAATTAATATATCATCATTCATGCTGTATTCTTATATAACTCTTTCCAATCTATTGGTAAGCTACCATCTGATTCCAAATCAAAGATTTTTATCGCTGTGTCCACAATTTCCCTAGAATCTACTTTATCTAATCCGTATAAACTCCGTAATATGTCAAGTAAGAAGTCTCTAGGTGATAAATATTGTATGTTACCTTTGCTGTCTACGGCATATGGATAATACTTCATTTTATATTTTTTATCATTTTACTACGCTCTTTTGGTGTAATTCCTGCAACCATGACATTTACTTGCGTATTATTGTTCTGCATCCTGTCCCTATACTTATGTGGATCTAACGCTTTTAACTGAAAGATACGCTCTGCTGTATTTTTTGCCTCTGAAGCCTGTTCATACGATAGTTTCTCTAATCCGTCTAAACGCTCTTGATTAAAGGATTTACGCAGAACATCCACAGCTTGTGCAAACTGAGGGTCGTTCTTCATTGCGTGCTGAATACTGCCGTAATAGAATCCCATCTTGTTTGCTGCTATGGACGGAAATCCGTGACAATCTACCATTGTCTTTAAGAAAGCATCTTTTTTGTCGTTTGTAAATCGAACCTTTTGACTGGTGTCGATCTCTAGTGTTGATAAGAAGTTTGCATAGTATTTGTTGTCATGCAAGTTCTTTACTGCTTTATTGACGGCAGATTTCTCCATTTCCTTTGGTGATTTTTTTCTGTGTGCGTCTTTCAAATTGGTTGGAATATATAGTAGAAAGATCATTAGATGAAATAGGTAATTCTTGATATTGTGAAATTTAAGGGGAGGGGTTGATTTGCCAGAAAATATGTACGGGGAGTAACATATATGCCCCTCGCCGCCTGCATCGCAAGGTATGGGGGGGGGTGCGTATATAATAAAATGAGCCGTCCCCACCTCGGAACACATTATAAATAATAAAAGCCAATTCATTCCGTCCGTCCCTTTTAACTTCAATAATAGCTGCACTTATAAAGGATCTGTTCAATTAATACTTTATAGTCTCTTCCCTCGGCTCTTGCAAGTCTCTATATATATAAATAAAAGTATTTCATTGTGTCGGCTTGTTTTGTGTGTAAGTTCTATTGCCAACAATGGCACAAAAATAATCACATAATAAAAAGTCTGAGGAGGCTATTTTGAAAACACACATGAACACAAACGGCGTTAGTAATTGTCAAACTAACGGAGAAGAGCGTTTTGAATACTTTACAAGTGGAAGAGGTCGCAAGGCTAAACAAAAAGTTCAATATGATTTTAGAGATTATAACGGAGAATTATTCTCATGTATTGCCAATACTTTAGAAGAGGCAAGACAAAAAAGAGATAATTACTTTTTTAAGGGGGGAAAGTAGGCAATGAGGGATATAAAACTAAAACCTAATCAATATAAAACCGCTAAGGGTATCTCAAACCAAATATTCAGATATTTAAAACAATATGCAAAGCAATTTGATATGGACACAAAATATCTATTTATAAGAGAAGAAAAAACAGAAGATAATGAAACATATTATGAAATATCTTGGGAAAGTGGGCCTTATGAATGGGCAATGTTATTCTGCGGGTGGGAAGATTTGCTTTCAGAGGAATTAAGTGGAGAATATGAATTTATGGGTATGAAATACAATAGACATAATAAAAACTATGAAGAGTATTTAACAAGCGTTCAAAAGTTTGTAGACATAGAACCAAATTACTCTTTTAGTCTAAACATTTATAACAATTAACCAAAGGAGACAAATAACATGAATAACATTCAAAACATAATATATAAAATGCTAACTGAAAATACAGGTAAACACTTTTTAGATAGTGGTGGTAGCTCTGATAGGCATTGGCAGAGAAACCAAGACAAAACTCTAGATGATTTCATTAATGAAGCAGAACAAACTTTTGAAGTTGGTTTTGATAAAAATGGTAAAGCAGATGAAGTTTTACGCAGTGTATCTGTATTTCATTTTTTAGCAGGTAGTGGTTCAAATTTAGAGTTAGATGAAATCTGTAAAGAGTTCAATAAATTAAACGCTTTAGATGAAAATTTAGCAGATTGTGAGCCGTATGGCGTAAAATTGTCAGCATGGAATTACTTAAAATCTTATATTGATATAAAAATAGATGAATTCAATAATAAAGAATATAAAATAAGGGTATGGAATACATATAATTATGATTGCGACTTATCACAAACCTTGCAAGGTGCTAATATTACTATCAATGATGAAGATTATATCTTAATTCAAATTCATGGTGGTTGTGATGTTCGTGGTGGTTATACAGATGCAATGCTTTTTAAATGTGAATACGGCATCATTAACGAATATTTATTCGAATATATGGATAATTACGAATTAATAGAAAATGAGCTTGAATACATAGATGAAATGGTAGATTACTATGATAGTAAAAAGATCTATACGGGTAAAAAGTTGGAAACCATTAAACAACAATTAATAGAGTTAGGAGCGTAAACAATGAAAACATTTAAACAATTTCAAAAGACTAAAAAGTTATTATCTAGTGCAAATGAAATAGATGCAAAAAGAATAATAGACATTACAGGATATGAAGAACCAACAGATAACCCAAGATTCATGTTAGTTTATGAGGGAGATTTATATATCGAGGCTAATATGGATGAAAAGGGAGGTTGGACATATACCTTGTGTCTTATAAAAGAAGAATGGACATCAACTAATTTAGAGAAGTTAGAAAAAATATTGTATAAAGAGTGGTATGTTCATGAAGTTCATTATTGGGAGACCAACAAAAAACTAACAAAGGAGGCTTAAAAATGTACCTAGAAATCATTTTAATCTGTGGACTAATATTCAGTTTGCAGCAATTAAGAATCATTGATTTAGAGGAGGATCGCAATCAATGGAAGAATACAAGTTTATTAAATCAAAAGGAGAGAAAACAATGGAACAAGTAAATTATATAGAAATGTTGCAAGAACATTTTAAGGATGCAAAAGATTATTTTAATAAGAATACTAAAATAGAAATGAAAAAACTTGGTTTTAGTGATTCAACATGGCATCAAGAATTAACACCTTCTTACTTACTATGTGATGATAAAGCCAATGTACAAATAAGAGTTTGGTTTCCTAATTCAGTAAAGATTGATGATGATATGAATTTTACCAAATATTCAATAACATTTGTCAATGAACATGAAAAGATTTGGGACGATGAAATATTTACAAGTAAAGAACTATCTGAGATACTTGGTTTTATCAAATCAAACATTGAATTATTTAATCAATTAATAAACAAGGAGAGCAAGTAAAATGAAAATAAATAATGATAAATCATTTATAAAACAATTAGTGGATTTTTTAATACCAAAGGGATTTAAAGCAGAACCAATGATCATATATAACTTTTTATCATTCCATGATATAGGAGAAATGATAGATGAAGTTAAAACATATGGAAGTGGTGGGAATTTTTTCCATGTATTCCTTTTAGATGTAAATGGAATCGTTTACCACTTTAGTAATGCAGATGGTTGGATAGAAAAAAGTTATTATGAATGGCATAATATAGATGAATATATAGAAGCTATGGAGTGGGACAATCGACCAGGATTTGGAAGAGAGATGGATAATAAGAATTATAAAGCTAGAAGATGGGATTATAAACAATTTGACTTT